GCTTTCTCTTCCAGGCTACACGAGCTTTGGCTTCTTCGTCTAAGAAAGCATTAACTTCATTGGCAGTTTCCTTAATCTCTCTGCCAACCTGTACCGCTTCCTTAATCCCTGAGAGAGCAGCCCTAGTAGTTTGTATAGGGTCACTCATTGTAGTTATTGTCCTAATTGAATCCCTTGAGGAATCTCAACTGGCGTGTTTAATTCTTGCTGTTGCGCCTCTTCTTCCCTCTGCTGTCCCATCTCAGCAGCACCAGTAACAGCGCCTGCTCGGTACATATTCACACCAGCCCTGACCAGCAAACCATACAAACCCGTTTTTGCTGCCTCTTTAACTTTATCTGATGCCGCTTGAGAGTTAATGAGTTGAATATGTTTAGCAGCCTCTTTTGCTAAGTCAGGGTTCTTAAACACTTCTAAGAAAGCGTTATCTTTTGCTTCAATTCCTTTTTGCTGAGTAAACCTAGAAAACAGAATAGATGCTTTATATCCAAACGAGGATAAACGATCACGCAAAAGAGAACCAATACCAGGACCGCTAGTACCAATAGCTCTTTCTATTACATCGCCTTCTAGAACCCTCGTAGGAGGAGACACTGGGAAAGACCTTCCAAGAATCTGCCCAGCCTCTGTAAGTTTCTCTACGGTAGCAAAATCCTTACCGAAGGCTCGTTCAAATGCTTTTCTGTTCTTATCCAGAAACTGCACTGGGTCAGCCGAGTCCAGAGCCTTATCAACCATTAAGCCTTGAAGTCCTTTTAGTGCTCTTCCTGTAGGATCTGCCTTTGATGCTGCAATTAACTGTGACATCTTAGTTAGATCAGAAAAAGCACCTGACTGATTGGTTGTTAACACTTCATCAATGTTTTGCTTTCTAGCGATTGCCGCTAAAGCAGACCTTTGAAGAGCCTGTGTACCTTCAATGGCTGCGTTCTTCTGAGCAATAAACGAATCCATGTTGGCTTCTGCGTTTGCTAAGAAGTTTTGCAAAGAAGGAACTTTGCCAATTACTTCTTCGTTCCTACGGACAAATGTTCTAAGAGCATCTTGATTTAAGACACCAGTAGAGGTGATAGCATTGTCTTGGGACAAGAACTTAGTAATCATGCCGTTGGTCAAAAACTGCTCAGTTTCTGCGTTCTGACCAAAGATTCGGTAGAAATCATCCACATTGCTAGGCTTAGTTAGTTGACCGATGATATCCTCATCTTTTAAACGCTCACCCATGCGTGTTTTAGCCCCTACAAGGCCCCCAAGACCTTTCCTGAATACCTCCCTATACTGATCGTCATAGGCGGCGTTAAGAGCCTTATATTTGTCTTTGACATCAGAAGGAAGAGTTTCTATAGCGTTGTCAATCTGGGTCTTTAATTGACCAAGAGCAAACAATCTCTGGCCTGCTCCTGGTACATTGGCTGCTGTGGCCTGTTGAGCCGAGTAGAAATCAGAATTAACACGCCGAGACAAGGAACGGATATCGTTGAATTTAACAGGATCAAACTCAAGAGTTGTTGTAGGCGCTGTAATAGCCTCGCCAGTCGGCCCTAGAATTGTAGCACCACGAGTTGCTTCTCTTGGCTTAAAGGCTGACTGAACAAGATTAAACAGTTCTGGAGACTGCTCAAACACTTGTCTATTTTGTAGGACTGTGTTGTAAATCTGCCCTACTTGGTCTTGTCCCAAACGAGTTCCTAGACTGTCGGCTTCTGAGTCAAGAGCATCGTACTGCTCTTTGAATAACCTACTAACAGCCTGTCTACGTCCTTCGTAAGCCTGCCTAATCCTGTCACCAAGCTCTTGTCTACCAGATTTAACAAAGGTAGAACTTAGTTGTTCAATATTATCGTCTGCGGTTTTAACTAAGGACGCTAATGCTGTCTTAGTCTTATCTGCTTGTCTTCCAGCAAACACAAATGAAGACTCTGTTATTGGAAACAGTTCTGCAACCTTAGACCTGACAGCATCCATACTTCTTTCGGTCTGAGATACAACTTCAGGAATCTTATCTACCTGACGCTGTAAAGCTGCCTGTGCTCGAATACCGACAGTGGTTGCTCCTGTTGCCTGATACAAGTTAGGACTGAACCCAGGAATAAGTTGTTGGATCTCTGCAATTCTAGAGAGTTTAGCAGGAATGGTAGGATCTTCAATCATAATACGATTGATTTGATCTGCATTAACTGCATTGATTATTTTGTTGTAACTTTCGTTTCCAACAGCATCTTCTACTTTAGTCCGTAAAGAAGTAAGAAACTCTTTTCCAATCTTTGGAGCAGCAGTAAAAGCATTGTATAGAATACTAGATGCAGTTCCTCCAGATAAAGCACCGCCAATTGCTAACGGAGTCTCTAAGAAAGTTCCTTCTCCAGCAGTTCTACCAAGTTCAAAACCAGCACCAGCACCAAAAGCAGTAGTTAATGCCTCACCACCTGCACGAGGAGAGCGAGTAAATAAACTTGCACCTTTAGGCCCAGGAAACAATACTGTAGGAAGCGCCTCAACTCCTCCCCCAACTGTTCTTTGAACAATATCTTCCGGCCTTCCTGCTTCTGTTACACCAAATAAATTAGGAATGCTCTTTGATAATTTAGTTGCGTATGGCTCTGTTTCAAATGTAGGAATACGAAAAGGAAGGAGTAATCCTTGTGCAACATTGGCAAAACCAGCACGAAGTTTTTCTCCGACTACATTCTCAAAACCAGCCCTAGTTGCTCTAGACGGAGTTGCAGAAGGCTCTAAAGGAGTAAAGTCACCAGCAGGGCCAATAGATTGAATAGGTTCGTTCCAATTGATTGGACCCATTACGCTTTTATCTTGCGCCATTATTGACCTTTCAGAACAGTGTAAGTACCATCGCCGTTATAAACTGCTTCTACGTTTCCTTGTTTAAACCGCTGTCCTCTTTTAAGTCCGTATTGATTGATAACGGTAAACGGAATATATCCTTGACCATCTGGTAATTTAGGACGATCAAATTTTTGAGAAGATAGCGGAGCAATTTCGTCTGCTTTATTTCCTGCAGCAGATCTATATGGACGGATAGTAGTGTCATACTGTTGTGCAACATAGTCCCGAATTGCGTTCAAACTCTCAAGTTGATCTTCTTTAGTAGAGTTGCCAATGTTACCAGTTAAGAACATATTTAAAGTGTTTGTGACACGCTCACCAAGGTTACCAGTGTTAACAAGGCGAGTAATCTCTGCTTGTGCTTTTTGTGCATCTCCAAATGCTCCACTAACCGTCTGCTCGAATAACCTCTGAGAGAACGGAGATTTGTCATTTCGTCTAATTGAAATAGCTTGATCTAAGTTGTTAATTTGAGTTACAAGCGGTTTAACTTGATTGTTTACTTCCGTTATAGCAGCAAACCGTGATTTTGGATCTTCAAAATTCAACTTAGCCGCAGAAGCCGCAGCAGCGTTTATTTTATCTTGGTTTAATCTAGCATCAATTGCTTTCCATTCAGCAGTTGTAAAGTTTCTTACATCGTCTGGAATTGTAAAACCAAGCGCACCAGCGGCTCGTGCAATATCCTGCCCAGGAGCAATAACCTTTTGTCTATCTTCGCTAGGTCTTTCATAGATTACTTGACCAGTTGGAGATACTAAAGCACCACCAGGACGAACAGAAATTGGTTTTTCTTTCACCGCTAGTTCTTTTGCAAGCGTAAGTGCTCGAAGCCCTGCATTAGGCGCAACAGGCATTAACTCACGACCAATTCTTTCTAATACTTTAGGGTCTGACTGATCCATTCCTGAGAACTTAGAAAGAACTCCCTGAACAGCAGTAGCCTCTTGCAAGCGTGGGTCTACCTGATCAGGAAACAAACCTTGCATGATAGCCTGACCGCCAATATCTCCCATACGCAGACCAGCCTGATACAGACCACGGAATGGGCCAAACTCAGCGCCTTGTTGTGTTATTTGCTGGTTACGAAGTAACTGTTCTTCTCTTTGCTTTTGTTGTTGAGCAAGGATTAGTTCAGCGGGAGTAGGACCAAATAAAGAAGTAATTGCCATGTTCAATCCTTAGAGATATTGACCGTAGTCTTCAAAACCATATCCAGCGCCTGTTCCTTGTCCTAGTGCGGATGTTACAGAAGGCTGTCGCATTCCAGATAAGAAATCAAACAGTCGTTGCTGTTGCTGTCCTTGCATATAGTTCTGACCAAAGGTAGCAAGATTCTGTGCCATCAAAGTAGGACCAACCAGACCGCCTTGTAGTCGAGTCTGAGCAGCGCCTAAACCACCTTGTAATAGAGCCTGAGCGCCAGCAGTATTGACAGCCCTGCCACCTAAGTTAGAACCAATCTCAAGCGGCTGTAGTGCTGCTTGCTCAACTGCTTGCTGTGCTCCGAAGGCAGTCATAAACGGAGACAGAGCCTGAGTTGGAAGCTGATACTGTGTTCCTAACAGACCTGCGCCAGTACCAAATAATCCCGCACCAAATCCAATTTGCTGTTGCGCTGTCTGCTCTGCTGCTAATACATCACGAGCGCGTTGTTCTTCTCTAGCACGAGCAAGAGCAAACAACTCAGGTTGACCAGCACCACCAATATTAACACCAGCACGACCACGACCAAATGCTGTAGCTGCTAGCCTGCTCTCTTCACGCATCTGCTCAGGTCTGCGTACATCCTGAAGCATATTGAACGCACGTTGCCTTGCTTGTTCAGGAGATTCTGCTAAGTATCCTGCACCAAGTCCAAAGAGACTTTGTGCTGCTCCTCCTAATGGCGCTGCAGCAGCCTGCGCGGCCTCTGCTTGTCCTAGTCCTGAAGCGGCTAGCTGAGATAGTCTATTCTGGTATGCTTGAATCTCAGGAGAGGCTGTGTAACCTGCACCAACCAATCGAGGAAGTCCTGTAGCAGGATCAGTCTCTACTTGAAACTGTGATGTACCGAACCGAGTAGATATGCCTACTGGCCTGAATGCACTAGCCTGAGCAACAAGCTGTGCTGATCGTTCCTGTGCCGCAGCAGCAGTGTTGGCTGCTCGTTCAGCAGATCTGCCAGAAATTGCACTTCCAAGTAAATTTGCCCCAGCTATTGCTGCAGGTAACATCCAGGCTGCCATAGTTTTTCCTTTTCTAAACTATATTTAATTAGGTCTTCATAATGTAGCACAACGCATAGTACGGAGGCAGGTTAGCGTTAGTGCCAGATGAACCAGTAGAATCTGTGGTAAAGGTATGGGTGTGTGCTCCAGCAGTTGATGTAGTTCCTGTCGAAGAAGACGTTGCAGGAACAGTTCCACCACCAGATACAGTACCGTTTTGATTGCTTTGGTTACTTAAAGATATCGTATGATTGTGATCGCCTGCAGATACAGTAGTGCCAGTGTGGGTGTGTGCAATAGTAATTGCATCAGCAGAACCACCAGTAGCGCCTACAGCATAGGTAGAACCAGCACCGACAACAAAGCGATTACGAAGGTCAGGGGTACTATTAGATCCATTACATAAAACCCAACCAGTTGGGATACTTGCTACAGAACCAGACCAGAGAACAATTGTACCTGCAGGAACAACATTAGCGGCGGCAATAGCAGCCTGTACAAAGGCAGTGGTAGCAATCTGAGTGTTGCTGGTTGTAGCAGTAGCCTGCGTAGGTGCTAGAGGCGTACCAGTAAAAGTAGGGCTGTCCGTATCTGCCTTAGAAGAGATAGCAGATGCAATAGCATTATACTCGGTATCAATCTCTGTACCTTTAATAATCTTGCCTGAGTTACCGCTAGGCAGAGAATCCTTAGCAGCAAAGTTGGTGGCTTTCGTATAATTTGACAATTTAAATCTCCTTCAAATATTTTACAAGTAATTCAAGTTCGTTAACAGTAGCATCTGCTTTAATTCTATTTGCTCTATTAGAAATGATTTGACAGTTCTCGTATGTGTATCCTTTATTTGAATCTATTCTATCTAAACTTGGACTAGAATCTTTAGGAAAACCCCAAACTAAAACTATTCCTAATATTGGACATCTATTATCAATAGGATATAGTTGATACAAATCATCTAATGTCAGCGTGTGTTCAAGTCCTTGTTTTTCTGCTCTTTGTTTACTTGCTTTTAATGTTTGTTTTAGTTTCCACTCATGGTCTTTAGATGCTTTATTATATTTCTTTTTATTCCGTGTAACTGAACAGTTCTTACAGTAGCAACTATAACCATCTTTTTGTTGTGTGTTTTTGTGAAATAAAGAGTTTTCTTTAATTATTCCACAATCAGCACAACGTTTACTCATACTGTTTTTCCTTGTTTAATATACACATCAATACGCTGGATTGAGATTGGGTTACCGTTGATCTCTGCTTCTAAGCCGATCTGCATAACAGCGCCTGTGCCACCAGCCTGGATCTTAAACTTATCTAGCACAATACCGTCTGAGAACTCAGCAATATTGTACTCACCTATATTATACTCGTAAACTACCGCTGTGTCAAGTTTTTTCGTAAAAGCAAAGAAGTTTTCGTTGTAGTCAAATCCCCACTTTACAGCCACATCTTGGTTAGAACCACCAATAACAACAAAGCCAACCTGCTTCAGGATCTTCTCTACGGTAGGTTTATCAAAGTCGAAGTAGTTGGTGTAGTAGCTAAAGCGATAGTTAGCAGTATTGTCCGTGTGTCCAAAGTATTTTCCGATATACCCAGGCTTACCAATGTACAAATCCTTGGTATTGGTGACAACAAACGACCTAGGCTCAATGTTGGTCCAAGTAGTGACCCTAGCAGACCCATCCTGCAGAGGTGTTCTCATGTCAAAGCAGTAAACAAACTTGGTAGTAGGTAGAGCCAACAGGTAGAAGGCATCTCTCTCGTAGTAGACAGACTTGATGTTGGTGACTGTCTCAGAGGCTACATTGGTCATCAGGTCATCACGAACATTCTTGGAGATATCCCGCATAGGCAGAGACTTCTCCTGAATCACTCGCTGTAGGCTACGGACACCAGCATCAGACAAGAAGATAATATCCGTACCAGTGTTCTGAACAGAATCCCTAGCCACACATCCCACATTAGGAATGTAGTCTACCAAGGACATAACAGTGACATCGATAGGATTGTTATAGATAGCAATGTTGTTACGACCAAAGATAATTAGGAAGCCGTTATGAGCCGCCATAGCGACTATCTTGTCCGTATTAGGAAATACTGCATTTAAGGACAGAGAACCTGAGTCACCACCTTGGAAGTCTGATCCGTCAAGTAAACGACTAAAGTAGACTGTCTGAGGATCTCCAACGATATCTGCTAACCAGACACGGCCATAGGCCGCAAGAGCGCAGTTAGGTGAGAAGTCTGCAACTGAATACCCAAGAGGTATAGTACCGATGTCTCCAAGTCTTTGGAAGCCGTAAGAACCAGCGTGTGAGTGTGGGTTTATAATAGTGGTTACAGTACTGGTTAGTGCGTTACCGTTGCTGTATCCTGCACCTCCAGTAGTAATAGTTACGGTAGCAATTCCAGTACCAGATAGTGTAGCAACAGTCACAGTAGCGGCAGTTGTGCCACCAGACAGAGTAAGGATATCACCAACATTGTATCCACTACCAGCCGCTGTAACAGACAGAGCAGTAATAACTCCGCTAGACACAGTAGTTACTGAGAAGGTAGCGCCAGTGCCTGGGGTAGGCATTCTATGATATACCAGTGTTGGATGTGCTGCCTGTGCTACATAGGCATGAGGCTCTGCTGAAGTACCGTCACCGTAAGGAAGAGCAGCGGCTTGCCAGTTGTTGCCAGTAATCGTATATGTCAGGTTAGCACTGTTGGCTTGGTTACGGACACTGGCTGTAGTCATCGTTGTAGTGCCAGTAAACAGTCGATTGTTACCAGCACTAATGAATTGAGTAGTTCCGTTGTCTGTCAATTCAAACATGAACTGAACAGGATTAGCAGCACCAAGGTCAGTATTGACAGCTGTGTTCACTGGTGTCCAGCCTCTACGAGCACCAATACGACCATACCGATCAATAACGCAGTTGTTAGCCTCAAGCGCAAAGCCTGAAGACAACGATACTGCAGACTCTTGGATGTTTAATCCAAAGAATCCTGGTGCAGCAATACTAGCGGTTAGCGTCTGAGCAGCCATTAAGTAGCGTCCCAAATAAACTCATCAGGATATTTGTTTCCTTCAATAGCAATGTGATCTGCTAAGGAGGTCTGATACAGCGCATAAGCCTCTGAACTAGCTAGGCCACCATCTTCTCCACGCTCTGCCAAAGCCTTTGCATAGGCTAAGAAGATGACAGGTTCAGCAGGAACTTTAAGTTGTGTAGCGTTAGCACTTAACTCGTCTTGAGGCTTAATTAAGTTAAAGTTAATGTTGTATGCGCCATTAGGAATAGGATATAAGTCTACCTGCGTATCTCCATTGGAGTCTACACCGTTAAAGTTATAGTAGCGAGGAGCAGACTTCTCAGGCGTATCTACTAAGAACCACTCATCCATCTCCATAGTGGAGGCGTTGTTTAGGAACCAATTGCTGGTGTCATTAATCACATCAAAGACACGGAAACGAATACCAGCACCAGTCAGTACATAGTTAAATAGGTCTGCAGAGGTAGCAACAGTAATAGTCTCTGACAGAGCATTCCAGTTGTATGCGTCCTCTACCTGCCTCTTGGCATCGTTAACAAACTTACCGATTAGCTTTGAGTAGGATGTATCAGTAACAGACGTGACCTCATTCTCACGCAGACGAACAAGGACATCGTTAACAAGTTGTAAGTAAGTTTTGTTAGCCATATTTTATTCCTAGTTACACTCCCATTTGCGCCTAGCTTTTCTTAATCTGCTATTTGGATCTTTAGCTGCTTCTGGAAACATTTTCATTTGACCAGCAGAACGAGCGCAGAATGATTTCCGTCTAGCGGCTGCTTTAGGAGACTTCTTAGCCTCTTTAGAAGACACTGGAGGCTTTAGGTTAGCTCCTTCTTTAGCCTTAAAGTAGGCCCTACCTTTAGCGTTTAAACCGCCTTCTGGATTCTGATATACCTTCTTAACCATTTATTTCTTCTTTGCTGTCTTTGCAGACTGTTTAAATGCTTTAGCAGTCGGAGCACCTTTGGTTCCAGGCTGACGCATCTTCTCACCGCTACCTTCTTTGATACGCTTACGCTTGGCCCAGATGTTGGCGTATAGTCCTTGTTTCATTTCTTTTTCTTCTTTGTCATTCCAGCCTGAGACATAGCAATAGCAACTGCTTGCTTGCGTGACTTAACTACTGGGCCACCTTTACCGCTATGTAGAGTACCTGCTTTGTACTCGCTCATAACCTTACCAACCTTCTCTGCTTTACCTTTTTTAGTCTTAGGCTTCATCATGTTAATAGCCTTTCATTTTCTTAGCAGGATTCTTCTTTACTTTCTTGTTAGTCTGCATAGCATACTTCTTAGCTTCTTTCTTGCCCTTCTGCGTATAAGGGAACTTCTTCTCTCCGACCATTGGCATGATTACTCCTTAGTTTTGAAATTGAACTGTTTGCTCAGGAACTAACTCTACTGTAGCTACATAAGTTACAGTGCTTGTGCCTGTATTCTGTACACGAATCTCATCGCCTTCCTGCAAGATTACTTCTGTGTTACCATCTAGAAGAATAAAATCACCTGCTCCCAGGTTCTTACCGCCTACAATAAAGTACTCAGTATTGGTAGACTTGTCATACCAGTAGACTTTAGGAGTCTCTGTACCAGTAAGACTAATGATATACATCATCTGCCAAAAACCAGTATTCTTAGTAGGTACTGTCAGAATAGTAACCTTGGTAGCGTCAGTCCTAGTAGCAACTGCTGATACTTTTCTACTCATTTCTTACCTAACCATCCTCTAACAGTCTTAGTTTCAAAGATACGGATAGTGGTCCAGACAATAGTAAACAGTGCTGCAATAGCAGGTAGCCACTGTGCTAATGTTGCTAGAACAGTAAATATAGACAGGGCATCTCCTGCTGCCTTTGCTGTCTCGCTCATGTGTTCGGTTGCCATACTATCTCCACTTAGGTCCTTCGATCCAGGCTACTAGAGAGTGCCTAGTTCCTTTCGTAACAGGGTTAACTTTGTGCATCACCAAAGACGGGAAGATAATGGCTGTTCCTTGTGTCTTCAACTGTTGCGCGTCTGGTGCTCCTAGGTACAACGGCTGCATCTCAAACTCACCACCTTCGTACTCTTCTGGGTCTGTTAGTTGGCAGACAAAACTTAACTTCCTGTGTACCTGCCTGCCATCATCCCAGTTTACATCGTTATGCCAATTATAATATCCTTGGTCTTCTGCGTTGTATTCTGTAAACTGTAACTCGTTTAAGAACCTGATATCAGCACCAAAGGCATTATGATTAGCAATATGGAACAGGTTAGTTATTTCTTCGTACAGCCAACCTAGTTCCTTGTTATCCCTAGTGATCCACCTAACTTTGCTTCTACGGACATTAGTATCTACGTTAGAGCCACTAAATCCTATGATTGCGTTTTGTGGTTCAATCTTCTTTGCTTGGTCTACTATCTGCTGGCAGAGGTCTTTAGAGTACCTTTGTTGCCACAGTTGCCACATTCCGTTCAAACTTACTCCTTAATTTGATTGTAAATCTCATCAATAGTTTCTTTAACTTCCCAAGAGTTGCCGTTCATGCCATAGGCCACGGTGACTTTAGTTCCGTCCTCCTGGCTGTGCTCGAAAAACGATGCAATCAGGTCGGTGTTTAGGATTAAGCCCTCACCGATGCGGCCCTTGGTAGCGTTGGTCAGTTTGATAAGTTTCACGCAGACACCTCTTCGACTTCAACCCAAGATGTCGTGGCCTCATCCCATGTGTAACGCTTGCCATCTGTCGGGTAGGCAACAGGCGCATCCCATAGGCAAGTTGTTTCGTTTAGCACCCAAGAGGCAAAAGGTTTAGGAGGAATAAACGCATCCCGGCCTGCATCGTAGGTGTAACCAAGTCCAGCGTAGTTTTTACGCAAAGCCTTGGATTGGTCTGCCGATGGAACGCCATCTGTGTAGTGAACGCCGCCACGGGTATTGTAGGAGGTCTGCTTGTAGACATCCCCTGTCCGGGCGGTGAGTTCCGCTTCCTTGCCGTCATCTTCCTGTCGGCCTACGGTGACAAAAACAACAATGTTGTTCTCATCAAGTTTTGCAAAGTGACTCAATGTTATCTCCTTAACTAAAAGTTACTGTTTCTGAGGTTGTGGATGTAGCGGTTACGGTGTAAATCTTAAAGCCGCCAGAAGTCGTGGAGGACTGCGTTACACCGCCTGAGAAGGTTGCAGTACGGGCTTCTGGAATACGGATGATGACTATGCCAGAACCACCAGCGGCACCAGCCGTTGTTGAGTTACCAGAACCACCTCCACCACCTCCGGTATTAGCAGTTCCAGCAACTGGTGCGCCTGTGCCACCACCTGCGCCACCACCACCGGAACCTCCTGATGGGCCTGCCGCACTATTGCTACCGCCACCACCACCACCAGCATAGGTTTGGCTATTTACAGACCAAGTGCTTCCGTTACCTCCAGCACCACCAGCAGTACTGGAAACAGATGTACCAACCGCAGATGCGCCACCACCCCCGCCCCCGCCATCGTTACCACCTGTATTTGTTCCTCCGTTGTTACCTTGGGATGGATTCGTTGACGGAGTGTTACCAGAACCAGCGGAACTTGTATAAGATGCGCCACCGCCAGAGCCACCAGACAGACCATTTCCAGCGTCCTGACCACCACCACCACCACCACCACCGGCAGAAGTTGTTGTATTGAACACAGAATTTGAGCCTGTTGTTCCCTTTGAACTGCTTGCCCCACCACCACCGCCAGCACCTACTGTAACTGTGTAGGTTCCTATTCTGTATGAAGTTGACGCAATGGTTCTGTATCCTCCCGCTCCGCCACCGCCGCCGTTACCACCTCCACGACCACCGCCACCACCACCTCCGGCAACAATAAGTGCATCAAGAGTAAAGTCAGGTTGGAATGTAACGGTTTCAGATGTCGTAGATGTCGCAGTTACTGAGTAGATGTTGAACCCACCAGAAGTAGACAGGCTCGATGTAACGCCGCTAGAGAATACTGCACCCACATTGTCAGGTACTTTAATAATGACAATACCAGAGCCGCCTGCGCCGCCATTTCCTGATACACCAGAAGCGGCTCCACCACCTCCACCACCACCGCCTGTGTTAACAGTTCCACTTTGTCCAACATAACTGTTCCCACTTCCCCCACCAGCACCACCACCGCCACTTCCACCTGTGGTTGAGGTTGTATTGAAAGATCCGCCCGAACCCCCTCCAGCCCTTGTAACGCTTGATCCTGTAATTGAGGATGCGGTTCCTGCACCACCAGCGCCACCAGCGTTACCACTTGCGTTTGTACCTACGGCCCCAGCACCGCCCCCGCCGGAAGCGCCATCAACAGTAGGAGATGGATTTGAGCCGCCGTTATTGCCTTGGCTTGGAGATGTAAATGGTGTGTTTCCTAATCCACCAACGCCTGTATCTCTAGCGCCTCCACCGCCACTACCACCATCTTTGCCGGGAAGGTTTTGGTAACAACCACCCCCGCCACCGCCAGCAGAAGTAAAGGTTGAAAACACTGAATTAGACCCAGAGTTTCCTTGTGTTCTTGTTGAAGTTTGTGCCGCACCACCACCACCAACAGTAACCGTATATGCTTGTCCAAAAGTAATGGATTGTGTTGTGCTAGAGCGATAACCACCTGCACCGCCACCCCCTGCACCAACTCCGCTATTTGTATCTCGACCACCACCCCCACCACCAGCCACAATCAGCACTTCGGTTAAAGGTGCGCCAGCAAAGAAAGTCACAGTCTCACTTGTTGTAGAAGTAGCCGTGACGGAATAGATATTGAAACCAGCAACAGATGTGATGGTTGTGAAAGTTACACCGCTTGAAAATGAGGCGTAGTGTGTAGACGGAATTTTGATGATGACGATACCGGAGCCGCCGTTGCCACCGTTGTATTGTGTATTTCCGGCTCCACCTCCACCGCCCCCACCGCCAGTATTAGCTGTTCCCGCAGAACCAGTTGCGTCTTTTTGACCATTTCCGCCTCCACCTGATGCCGTTCCAGCAGTATTTGATCCAAGTTGGCTAGGACCACCTCCACCACCGCCAGCCCTAGTTACGCTAGAACCCGTGATTGACGATGCAGTTCCTGCGCCGCCGTTTCCAGCAGATGTTGATGTTGCATTTTGTCCTACTGCACCAGAACCACCTCCACCACCTCCGTTACCTCCTCCACCATTAGCGGTAGCTCCAGTTCCGCCGTTATTTCCTTGACTTGGTGAAGTTGATGGTGTGTTACCAGAGCCAGCAACGTTGGTTGTTCTACTATCACCAACGCCGCCGCCTGAACCACCGTCTGCTCCGTTGTTATTACTTATTGATCCTCCACCACCGCCTCCGGCAGAAGTAATTGCAGAAAATACAGAATTAGAGCCATTTGTTCCTTTATCTGAGGAGTTTGTCGAGCCAGAGCCTCCTCCACCAACAGTTACCGTGTAAGCGGTTCCTACCGTTAAAGATTGGTTTGTAAATTCACGATAGCCTCCTGCACCGCCTCCACCACCATAACTACGACCACCGCCAGCACCACCAGCGACAACGAGGTAGTCAGCGGTTATGGTTGGAGAGCCGCCAGCAAGAAGAATCTGAAAGATTCCAGTCATTTACGATACGTTTCCTGTAACTACACAAACGGTTCCAGAAATAAATAATACTGTTGCCACGCCACGGGTTGCTAGTGTCATGGTGTCCTTATCGGTATTAGTTCCTGCTATGTAGGCTGTAGTAATTGAGCAAGTAATAGTAATGTTGCCTGATGTATTATTAAATATTGAAACCACATCTCCAGCAGCAAATGTTGAGTTTGGGATGGTTATTGACCCACCAGACCCAACACCTACAAACTCTCCAATGTCTGTTGTGGCAAGTGTGTAAGAGCTTGTCTTATCCGAACCAGACTGCGGAACATTACGATAGCCAATCGTAGCAGCATCTGGCGGTAATGTGTAAGCATTTGTTCCAGCTACAGCAGGAGCACTCAGCGTAGCTGTTCCGCTAGTTGAACCAGAAAGACGAATATTAGGAAATGCTTCTAAATTATCACCAGACTGTAACTCCTGTACAGTTGTTCCGTTTAAAACCAAAGGATAGCGATTTGCCATTTTTTATCCTTACACTATAGATACTTGAATAGTTGATCCTGCACGATTTGTTACAGGTAAATAACCGTTAGCTAGCGATACATCAGTAGTCGTTCCAGCACGAACTAAAATTTGTAACTTAGTTGGTATTGCGGCCCACTCAGTGTCGTAGTCTGTATTTGTTTTCTTCTTTAATACTTGTCCTGTAGTACCACCAGCAACTACACCAGGGCCTGTCGGACCAGTAGGTCCAGTTGCTCCAGTTGGTCCAGTCGGACCTGTTGGGCCAGTTGGTCCTGGTGAACCTGTTGGACCAGTTAATCCAGTAGGCCCAGTCGGGCCAGTTGGTCCAGGTGGGCCAGCAGGGCCTGTATCACCAGTTAATCCAGTTGGGCCAGTAGGTCCCGTAGGTCCAGTGGGACCAGTTGGGCCAGGATCACCTTGAAGACCTTGTGGGCCAGTTGGTCCAGTCGGTCCTGTTAAGCCTGTTGGGCCAGTTGGACCAGTATCGCCCTGTAATCCTTGTGGGCCAGTTGGACCAGTTGGGCCAGTTGGACCTGTAGGACCTGTATCACCTTGTAAGCCTTGTGGACCAGTTGGGCCAGTAGGGCCTGTTAAGCCAGTGGGACCAGTCGGTCCAGGAGGGCCTGATGGGCCTGTAGAGCCTGTTGGACCAGTTGGCCCAGGGGGTCCTGAAGGGCCTGTGTTGCCTTGCGGTCCAGTGGGACCAGTCGGTCCAGTTGGGCCAGTTAAACCTGTAGGGCCTGTCGGGCCAGTAGGACCAGTTGGGCCAGTAGCTCCATCAGGAATACCAAAGGCCAGAGATACAGTAGTTGAATTGTATGAGACTGTAGGAGTAGAGCCAGCAACTAACGGGCTAGCAGTAACATCTAATGCAGTAGTAAAGTTAATAGTTGACTGTGCCGATGCCGCAGCAGCAGCAGCACTTGCAGCAGCATTGGATGCGTATGTCTGGGCTAGTTGAGCCTCATTAGCTGCATCTGCTGTAGCATCACCAGGACCGCCAGGACCTCTGTAGATAGCCAAAATTTATCTCCGTTTAGTTTTGCTCAGTAGACTTCTTAAATCTACTTAGGAAAACTCCCCAAGCCTTGTGAGCCTGGGGAGGAGCTACGGTGCTATTAGAGCACTAAGCTATTAGTCAACGATCAGAGCTACTGCGGAGTCAGGACGAATCGTCTTAACACCGTACAGCGTATCAGCAGTCATCAGGTCAGCAAGGTACTCTTGCTTGTACTGGGTCTGTGAGCGAACACCCATCTGCTCAACCAGCGTGAAAGCATCACGATGGAAGAGACCAGCCAGACGCTTACCAGACTCAGGAGTCGGAGCATTGCTGGAGATGAACACTTCGATACCGTACAGGTTACCAACACGACCATTGCGGATGGTGTTAGCGCCACCAGCTTCACCAGTAAAGGCTTGCTCGGTGTAGCGGTCCGTACCCATCAATGCGTTACGCAGTACAGGCGGGATGACAAATGCACGACCATCCATCGGCACATCAGCATCATCCAGATACTGAATAGCTTGACGGAAACCTAGGTCAGCAAATTTACCTTCCGTGGCAGACACAGAACCGTCATAAGCGATCAGTGCGCCAGTAGAATCGGTAAACGTGAAGGTACGACTGTTGGTGTAGTCGTTGCCATCACCATCACCAATCGACTTAAACAGCGACCACAGATCGGTATCAACCTGTACGCCGAGTGAGTAGCCAGCGTCATCCGTGTAGAAACGGCGAAGCGAAGGCAGTGCCTGAACGGTCACGATGTCTTCGATCAAACGGCTGTACTCATAATGCTTGTCGATGTTGACGATCACTTCGTCTTCAGTAGCAGCAATCAGGTTAACCTGTGAGCTAGCAACTTTAGCAGAAGCAGTACCACGAGTGGGCTTAGGAATGTGAACGGTGTCACCTTTCTTACCACGGAAGTTCATCTTGTTCACGAGGTTAGCGAGAACCAGTGACTTCTTATAAGCAGCAACAATCTCGTCACTCCAAATCTCAGGAATAAACTTTGCTGCGGTTGTCGTTGTTACGTTATTAGTACCCAAAGGCATTTTAAATCTCCTAAATTAAGTTAAGTTTTACTTAACCCGTCCCTCTGCATATGCTGCTAGAATTTCGTCTTGCAAAGCATAGTAGCGGTCTGGGTTTTCCAATTGTAGTCGGATTAGATCCGCTCTTCGATATACCTTAGAAGAAGTAGGTGCTGCTGCACTAGACCCTACATCAACCGTAGCTGCTTTAACCGCTGCTTTCTGCGCTGCCTTAACTTCTGGTGCAGGCGCTTGAGCCTTTGGTTTCATGTAGCTCCAACTTGTCAACAGTTCTGCGGCTGAATCAAAATCAAAATCTGCATCTGCTGCGGCGTATAACCGCATACGGACTGGTGATGCTTTAACCCACTCCGCAAACGCAGGATCAGCTACCGTCTGCTGAAAGTCTGGAAACTCCTGTTGCAGTTTAGTCAACGTCTGCTGCTGTTTAAGAAGTAACGCTTGTTGCTTTGCCTCTTGAATAGCAGGATGAGTCTCTACAGCTTTACTTACTGCCTTCTTCGGATCTTCGAAGAAATCGATCTCGTCTTCTTTTGTAGCAGGAACTTCTACCTGTTTAGGTTCGAGTTGTCGCTTGATCAGTTCGTCAGCCAGTTTCCGTACTTCACCAACTTCTTGGGCCTGTCTACCAATTAGCTTTTCAGCCTCTTGGTGCATCTTGATAATTTCATCAAGACTCTTACCACGATACTTGGTAGGAATGCTGTCCTCTTGGACTTGTTCCTGTACGACTTCCTCTTGAGGTTGCTCAACAACTTCTTGCTGAGTCTCTTGAGTAATATCAACTGCGCCTTCTACTACCTCTTCTTGCGATTCGACAATTTCTGCCACATTATCCTCCTGTCCACAACGGATTCTAGGAAATTAAAAATACCTACCGGATCAACTTGCGTTTTTCTTTTGATAGGCTCTTGCTGCTTCTTCGTGCTTTCTAGCCCATTTTTCAGCGGCTGAAGGAAACGCCCCTGTGAGGCCCTCCAAGCTGATTCTGGGTGACGAGATAATACGAGAAGCCTCATTGTGACAATGTGGACACTCTATCGAGCGAACCCCATCATCAACCAATTTCTCACTTACATGATCTTTCACACATCTAAACTCGAATATCCGTTTCATCGTGCTAACTCCTCGTAAGCATCCTCAGATGCCTCCTTGAGTTTAAAGATGAAGTTAAGGATGTCTAACTGTCCTTTAGCGTAGTACAGATCTTCTACGCTATTGCATCTATCTAGGTCTCTTGATACTTCCTCAACCTTACGCAGGTCTTCAACTAAGTCCTGCCAGCCTTTGGAAGTCATCATGTCAAACCTAGCCTCGTAATAGGCTTGTAGTTCTTTGTCCACAGTTTCTCCTTTTATTTAGGACTGTGTTGTATTTCTACAACAATGTAGTTATTATACCACACTTTTTAGTATTTGTCAATCCTTTACTGGACTTTTTTGTTCATTTGTGCTTCTACGATGTTTTCCTTGGTTTTAATCTCACGATCCTTGAGCAGGATGTTGGCTACCTTGAGCCTGCGCTCAAAGTCATCCGTGGTTTGCTCGGCAAGGTTCGTAGAAGCGGCCTGAACCACATCAATTCTCATCTTCTCAGGCATTAGTTGTGTCTCAACAGCGGTCTTCTGGGCCTTTGCAAGGCTCTCCTGGGCGTTTGCTTGGCTTTCCTGTGCTCTACCCTGTAGTTCGGCTACCTGAGCCTCTAGGAGGGCTATCTGAGCCTGCTGTTGCATCTGTGCCATCTGCTGTTGCTCTGGGTTAGGCTGGAGCATCTGGTCTAAAGCCATAGCCAACTCTTCTTTGTTGGACAGACTGGAGCCTTTGATGATGCCTTTCAGCACCAGAGGTAGTACAGGACTGTCTGGACCAAGAGTTTGGAGCAACCCAACGAACTGCTGTTGCTCGTACTCCCTAGCGACCATGCCCAAAGTAGAGGCGGGGACAAAAGTGAAGTCCTTGCTGGGGTAACGCTCTGGGTCAAACTGCATATACCGCACAGCAACCTTTTTAATCAGAGGGATTAGGAAGTCATCTTGGAAGTTAATTAGGGCCTGCTTATTCTTTTTGATGATACTGCTCATTGCAAGGCTCATAGAAGCCCCACCAGCCTCTCCAGCGGCTACAGAGCGAGTCATTGCTTGGCTGTCTAGCGTACCAGTAGCCTGTAATAGCATGACTTCGAAGCGTTCTGCGGTCTGGATATTACCAGCATCAGTAGAACCGAACTTAAACGGGAACAGAATCTCGTTAGGATTACCGTTAGTAAGCAGTGTCTTTCCAGGCTGAACCTTGTAGGACACGCCACGAGGCAGTCGAGTAGCATCTGCCGCCATCATAGGAGCCGTAGTCAGTGCTAAAGAGTCCAGATGACTACGGAGTTGGGCATCAATAGCTTTCTGCATATTGTAGCCCTTCTGCACGGTTCCCATACCAACCAAGCGACCAGCAACCTTCTCAGGTGTGTAGGTCACAACAGGACGATCCTTCATCATGTAGGGGTTGGATTCAGCCTTGAGCAGGTATTGTCCGTTAGCAATGACAATAACAGCCTCTACCAAGTCCTGATATTCTGATGCAGGAGCGTCTTCAGGGAATAATACTGCTACCTCTTTACCATCATTCTCAATGGTTTCTAGGTATTTGCGTGGAACTAAGCCATAGTAACGAAGGATTCTAACTTTATCCTCTTCATAGAGTGTATCCAACTGGTTTGGCTCAAGAGCATTATCACTATACTCAGGACCAATATTAACTTTACGATAGATTCCACTCTCAATCCCCTGCACTACCTTAAATAGACTGGTGTATTCCTCGATAG